TATACGTTAATGTGTGCTTATGAGTCCGAAGAGAACGTGGAAAAGGCAGTTGAGTACGCTCATAAACTTATAGATATGTCTGTTGTGGATAAACTCCCAGTTGAGGACGCTCATCTTAGGACTTGTTATGATATTCTCGCTCGTTCGGGCGATTTTGAGGCGTATTGTATCGCTTTGGAGTGGAATAGACCTCTTCATAAGCAGTTTTATGTGCCTCGTGCGAAGATACTTAAAAAACATGGACTTATTCAAGGGTTTCAGGACTTGCAAGATGATAAATTGGACTTACTTGTGCTTAATTTGCCTCCAAGAATTGGAAAGTCGACTTTGAGTTTGTTTTTCTTAACTTTTAGAGCGGGTTTGTACCCTGAACAGTCTATTTTGGGTAATGGACACTCTACTTCATTAACTCAGTCGTTTTATAAGGAATTCCTGGAAATTGTTATGTCTGATGAGTATAGATTTGGGGAGATATTTCCACGTATTCGGATTACGACAAAAAATGCTGAGTATTCCTATGTAGATTTTAATACGGATAAGCGTTTTCATACATGTATGTTTAGGTCTATTGAGGGTGGTACAACTGGTCTTGCTGAAGCAAGTAACTTACTTTATTGTGATGACTTGGTTAAAGATGCTGAAACGGCTAACTCAAAAGATAGATTAGATAAATTGTATTATACTTATACTGCTACGGTTAAAGATAGAAAAGTTCAAAGATTGTGTAAAGATGGTGTGTATAGACCTTGTCCTGAGTTACATGTAAATACACCTTGGTCTATTTATGATGTTACATCTCGTATTATAAGAAACGAGGTGGAAAAGGGGAATAATTCTCGTACAAGAGTTATTTCTGTTCCTTGTTGGGATGAGAACCACGAGTCTAACTTCCTATATGATTGTGGGAAGGGTTTTGATGTGGCTTATTATGAAGATATGGAGTTGGCTGAAGACCCTGTTATCTTCTCGGCTAAGTATTTGATGAAGCCGATAGAAAGAGATGGACACCCATTTGAAAAAGATGCGTTAACTTATTATACGGAACTTCCTGAGGGCGAGCCTGATTATATATGTGCCTATAATGACGTGTCTCACGGTGGAGACGACTTTATGTCTATGCCTATTGCGTATGTTTATGGTACTGATGTGTATATTAATGATGTTCTCTTTATAAATAAGTTTGGTGGAGACTCTGTTTCTCGTCCTATGGTTTGTAGTAAGATTACGGATAATAAGATTACACGTTGTGGGTTTGAAAAGAACAATGGTGGTGATTTTTATGCAACACTTATTTCTGATGACCTAAAAAAGACTGGTTATAGATGTAATATTACAATGCACTCGGCTACTGGTCAGAAATCTAAGTTGGATAGAATACTTGCGTGTCAGAATGAGATAAAGGGCGTTAGCACTGGTCCCGCAGATTATAGATTGTATTTTAGAGCACCTAAGAGTGTGCCTAAGAACTCTCAATATATGTCTTTTCTTTATAATCTTTGGAATTGGTCGCAAAAAGAAGGGGCTATTCAAAAGAAACAACATGATGATGCTCCGGATAGTTTGGCAGGTTTAGTTATGAATGTATTGGGTAAGCGTTCGTTAGGCTCTCTTAAATTATATGATATTGGATTGGCAGGTTATTAATATGTTGGGTGCGGATACTTTGTTGTTTACGAAAAAGGGGTTTAAAAAGTTGATTGAGTTGGATATTTATGATGAAGTGCTTACACCATACGGTGTTTTTGAGCCTATTGTTAAGTTAGGTCCTTGGAAACCAATGGATAAAGTAATTAAGTTGAATACACTTGAAGATATATGTTGTACGGATAACTTGATGTTAAATGCGGCTGACCATTGTAATGGAAGTTATACTTATGTTGATGAGGTTGATGATAAGAACTATTATTTCGACCCAATTATGGAATTTGAGGGTGATGGAAAAAATCACCCTGTTTCTAATGGGTATGACTTCGCGGTAGTTGTACCGACTTGCATTCCAGATGCGTATATTCTATCCCCAATTGAGGAAAGATTAAAATTATTCGCTGGATTAGTTGACTCACCTATTTGTGAGTTAGGAAAAGTTGATGGAATATATAATTTTTATACTTATTATGATGATTTGATGCAAGGGATTGTTACATTGTGTCGTTCTCTTGGTTTTGGTGTGACTTGTAGTAAAAAAAAGATGGTTTATAAGATTGGTGTATCAGTTAATAAGTATATAGATATAATTCCTATTAAGGATGAGTTAAAAATGTGCCATAACTATGCAACTATGAGTAAGCGTGCGTATGTTAGTAAAGTTGCTGAAAATAAGAACTTTACTTTGGGTCGAGAGGTTAAAGTAAATGGTGGTTTCTTTTTAGTGGGATATAGTATGGTTCCTGTTGCTTAAAGTGTTGACAAATTTATCGTTTAATGATAATATTTTATCGAATAGGAATATATTTTACGTTGGTGGTGATGAATGTGACTAAAATAAATTATGGTCGTAAAAGAATAATTTTAGACTACGATGAAGTTACACCTGAGAATTTTAAGGAAGTTTTTGGGAAAGCATTACCTATTTTTGGTGAAAATAAAAGGGATTGTACATTCCTTATAGATATGTTTTTAGGAAAGCATGATATTTTAAATCGTCCTGCCCCTAATACATCTAATATAAATAATAAAACTGTAGTAAACTTCGCATTCCCTATAACAAGGGAAATTGTTGGATATACATTTGGAAATCCTTTTGAATTAGTGCAAAAGAACACTGACTTGCAAAAGGAAGTACAAATATTAAGTGATGTATGTGATTATGAAGGTGCTTATGCAGTTGATATATCCGCTGCATTATATGCTTCAATTTGTGGATTTGGTTATGAGATGACATTCCCAAGTGCGGAAATCTCAGAAGATAATACTCCTGAAGTTCCACTTGTGTTGACAGCACTTGACCCAACACATACATTTGTTGTACAAAGTACAAAAATTGGAAATCCTCAAATAATGTCATGTATGGAAGTATATGACTCTACAGGAAAAGGTCCAAAATATATTTGTTTTACTGATAAATATAAGTTTACAATTGATACAACAAGTATTGAGGATATTATTAAAGTTCCAGACGATAAAATTAAAATAGAGTCAAATCCAGTTGGGTTAGACCCAATAACAATGATTGAAAACTCATTATTACTTACTGGTGACTGGGAACAAGCAATTCCAGTTATGGATGCAATAAACCAAGTTACTAGTGACTCGTTAAATGATATTGAGGGTGCGATTAAGTCATTATTGGTTCTAATTGGAACTGAGTTGGACGAAGATGGAACTACATTACAAACAATTAAAGAAAAAAGATTACTTGCCATTGCCAATGGTAATGGTCAAAATAATCATATAGATGCTAAATTTATATCACCAAAATTAGATAGTGCTGAAGTAAAAGAAGTTAGAGAATTCTTAAACGATGCTAGAAATATAATAACTGGTATTCCTGATAGACAATCAGCACCTGCTGGTGGAGATACTGGAGCAGCCGTTATAAATAGAAACGGTTGGACAGACATAGAAATAGTTGCAAAACTTAAAGAATTATACTTTAAGAAAGCAAAGAAAAAACAAGTTGCTGTTGCACTTAAGATATTACAAAAAATTAATTTCAAGAATATCTCAAAATCATTAAAGGTTATGGATATTGATATTAGTTTAGGTAGAAATACATTAGATAACTTAAGTACTAAGGCTAGTGCATTTGCTTCATTAGTTGCAACTGGTGAATTAGCAACAATCGACGCTCTTGATTTTGCTGGATTAACTAATAGAACAAACGAAGTAGTTGCTCGTGGTCAAAAGGCAAAAGAAGAAAGAATTAAGAACAACTTAGCATTAGGTGTTGACCCACTTACTGTTGGAGGTTCTGGTGGAAAATATAACTATAATTATAGTTATGATAAAAAGAGTGATGATGATAAGCCAAGTGGCTTAACAGATGAAAGTTAGGTAATTACGGAGGAATTGAGAATTAAACCTGCTCAATCTCTTCCGTTATTATAAATTTTCTCCAAAGCAACAGGAGATTTAAATAATGGTTGCACATCTCGACAGTGAAGTCGTTTAAAACTCATGGAAGGAAGGAAGAAAGATGAACTTAAAGGACTTACTTGGTTCTAACTATCATGACGATATGACTTTTGAAGAAATTTCAAACGCTTTATCTAGTATGAAGTTAGCGGATTTATCAACAGGTGCTTATGTTGATAAAAACAAGTATGAAGCAGACATTAAGGCTAGAGATACTGAAATTAAACAAAAATCTCAAGCATTAAATGAAAAAATGACCGCAGAAGAAAAAGCACAAGCCGAAGAAGCAAAAAAGGATGCTTTAATAGAAGAATTAAGAAAGCAAATCCTAGACTCAAATATCTACAATAGTAAATCTACTGCTGAAAGTATTTTAGCCGGTAGCAAGAATATTTTAGGTATTGAAGATGGTGATGATGCCTATAATAATTTTATTGGAAGTATCTCAACTGATAACCTTGATAATACTAGAACTGTTGCAACTTATATTAATAAGTTAATACAAGATAGTTATACAAAAGGTAAAGATGACGCTTCTAAAAACAACTTAGGGAACTTCTCTAAGGGTGTAAATACGACAGCAAGCGAGGACGGTAAGGCTATAGAAAACTATGGTGCCCAACTTGCTAAATTAAACACTAGTCAAGAAGTTGATAGTGATTTATATTTTAAAAATAATTAATAGAAAGAAGGAAACAAAATGGCAAATTTAGTAACTAAAGTCGGTGAATATGGTACTAGAAAGACTATATTAATCGGACAAGAAAGTTATTATATCGCTTTACCAGTAGTTGTTTCAGGTTCTGCAAACGCTACTATTAAGGCTGGTCAACCACTTGTTGGTGACTTAGAAGCAAGAGATACAGCATTTACTGCTGGAACATCTAATGCTGTAGGTGCAAACTTACATGATGTAGTATTAGATGCTGATGGAAAGGGAAATGCAACATTAGTAATCGCTGGATGCATTGACTTACTAAAAGTTGAGGCTTCAATTGCTACTGCATTGAAATCTGCTAACATTGATAAAATTATATTAGTGAAAGGAAGTGCTATTTAATGAATATATTCGATTTAGTAACTGCTTCAAACGTAGTTGCATTCTGGATTGAAAAGAATGTAAACAAACAACCTCTATTA